TAGGAAATCCGACAATTTCAAATCGGTGATTTCCTACATTTTAAAACCGTTGTTAACAATCAAATGAAAGATTTGAAGACTAAGTCAGCCTAGCGCTGGCTTTTTTGTTTGGAGGATGTCCTATGGTACGAAGTTTTATTAATGGAATGAATACCGCAATTGAATACAAGCGGAGCCTGGCCCAGACAGTAGTAGATATGTTTGTATATGAGATACTGAAAAAACATCTGATTACTTTTGAAGGCATTACTAAGACGGGACATCGAATTAACATCCCCATTACGGAGGAAATGCTAAATGTTCCAAACTAAACGATTCGGCTTGGTGGCATCAAAGCAAGAATATATGATGTTATGCCGAGCTGATAGATATATGAAGCAAAAGAAAAAGCTGACAAGTCAACACTTGTCGGCTTTTAAAGTACATAAAAATAAACAGAAGAAAGGAACAAAGTCGTGAAAAATCAAAGCAAATCAAATTACAGTGATTTTGTGGATAAATTTAAGAATAAGAAGACTACTGATGATTGTTATACGCCTAAATTAGTGTATAAAGAAATATTAGGCTGGGTTAAAGAGGAATATAATATTGATACAACTAAAGTAGTTAGACCATTTTATCCAGGCGGTGATTATAGGCACTATTCTTATGGTAATAATGCAATTGTGGTAGACAATCCGCCGTTCAGTATTCTTTCAGAAATTGTTAATTTTTACCTTGATCGTAAGATCCCCTTTTTTCTGTTTGCTCCTGCATTAACATTGTTTAGTCCAGCTAGTAATCAATTTGAACAATTTTGTCACATTGGAACGAATGTTGCTATCACTTACGAAAACGGGGCTAAAATTGCAACTAGTTTTCTAACTAACCTTGATGAGAGTGTTGTGAGAACGGCTCCTACTTTACGAAAACTAATTGCTAAAGCAAATGTAGAAAAAGCAAAAAGAAAACTTCCTAGGTACAAATACCCAGTTAATGTTGTAAGAGCAAGTGACTTAGGAAAATTATCCGAACATGGTGTGGATTACAAGTTAATAGGGAATCAAGTCAAATTCATACGCCAATTAGATTCTCAAAAGTCAGTAAAGAAAACAATTTTTGGTGGCGGAATTTTAACATCTAAGCCACCTGTAATTCCGGCTAAAGAAGTTATTACTTGGAAACTGTCAGAACAAGAACATAAGATAGTTAGTGAATTAAACTAGTAGAATAAAGATAAGTTAGTTTAAGGCACATAAAAATAAATGAATTTTCTTCTAATTATGCTTGTTATTTACACGTTAATAATGTATAATATAAATGTAGTCAAGTAAGGGACGCCTGAAAGACTACAGCGTTCCGGAAGTGATTCCCTGAATCCGGAAAGGGGATGATACTGATGGAAATAACAGTACTCCGGAAAGAGAGGCTGCCATGTTATCGCACTGACGATTTGGTTATTGTCGGTAGCCGCGATTAACTTCGCTAAGGCTTATGCGATAATAAAAAAGCTAATCGCAAATAGCGGTTAGCTGGTTAGCTTTATTTCCGGAACGCAAGAAGTCAAGAGATGGAGCCTCTTGGCTTTTTGCATATTCAGTATACCATATTAACGTAAGAAGGTCGACATTATGGTTAGTGAAGCTCAATTAAAGGCTAATAAGAAGTGGAACGATAAGAATAAGGACAAACAACGAATATATCGTTATCGGTCTTATGCACGTAAGTTTGTTCGAGAGTTAGCAACTGACGATGATTTAAAAGAACTGCAAGAGTTAATACATAAACGATTAAACAACTAAGGCGATAGCAAATTGCTACCGTCTTTTATTTTGCACTGTGAAAGGTGGTGTGGTTTATGTGACTAGAGCAAGTCATAAGGATTGGCATTCAAAAGAACAACTCGAAAAGCTTCAAGGCTGGGCTAGAGATGGTCTTACCGATGAGCAGATAGCTAAGAACATTGGTATTAGGAGACCTACTTTATACGCCTGGAAGAAGGAACATCCTGACATTGCTGACGCCCTGAAAAAAGGTAAGGAAGTTGTTGATGTTGAGGTTGAAAACGCTCTGTTAAAGAAAGCAATGGGAACGACAACTAAAACAACCCAATATAAAATGGTTAAAGTTGATAGTGACGTTCTCAAAGCTAAACGGGTTAAGTACATGAATGCCTATAAACTAGACCACCCGGATAAAACTAAGGAAGAAATAGTCATTGCGGCTGCGTTGGCAATTCCCACTTATGAACGGATCCCGATCGTGGAAACCGTGCAGGAGATACCGCCAGATACCAGTGCGATTATCTTCTGGCTGAAAAATCGTTTGCCCGAAAAGTATCGTGACCAGACATTCCGGCGCCTTAATAAAGCTCAGGCTGATAAAACCGAAGCCGAAATCGAAAGAATTAATGCTGAAACAAAGCGACTTAACTCTAATGACGAGGGTATTACAAAGATTGTATTCAGTGACGACATGAAGTCAGATAAGGAAGACGATACAGACCAGAAAGGGGATGAGAGCGATGGAGCAAATGCTTAGCTTACAGAAGATTGTGGGCGGTGGATATTACGACTTTTGGCATGATAAGCATTTTTATCGTGTCGTGAAAGGCTCACGGGCCAGCAAGAAGAGTAAGACAACCGCTCTTAACATGATTTATCGCTTAATGAAATATCCCTGGTCTAATCTGCTTGTTGTGCGGCGATACTCAAACACTAATCGGCAATCAACGTATGCTGACCTTGAGTGGGCGATTAATCAATATCACGCTGAACACTTATTTAAATGTAATCCTTCGATGCCCGTGATTGTATATAAGCCAACAGGACAACGAATCATCTTTCGGGGGATGGATAAACCTCTGAAACTGACTTCTATTACCGTCACACATGGTTATTTATCATGGGTTTGGATTGAGGAAGCATACGAGATTGAGAGTGAAGATAAGTTTGAAACACTACAAGAATCAATTCGTGGTCGTATTGACGCTCCTGGTGCTTTTAAGCAGATAACAATTACTTTCAATCCCTGGAATGCTCAGCATTGGCTTAAGCGAACATTCTTTGACCCTCAAACTCGTAAGGCTGACACGTTTGCACAAACGACTACCTTCAGATGTAATGAGTGGCTCGATAAGAAGGATAAGCAACGTTACCTAGATTTATACAAGACAAATCCTAGACGTGCTCGTGTGTCTGCTGACGGCGACTGGGGATTAAGTGAGGGCTTAGTCTTTGAAGATAACGTTGAACGTGTTGATTTTGACCCACAGGAAAAACTTACTGAATGTGGTCATGCTGTCTTTGGGCTTGACTATGGTTTTGGTGGTGACCCTAACGCCTTTGTAGCATTGGCAATTGACCCAAAGAACAAGAATATTTGGATTTATGATGAAATGTATACGTATCATCAGACAACACCGCATATTGCTGAATGGCTCAAAAAGAAAGGCTACCAGCACGCTTCAATCTATGCTGATTCTGCTTCACCAGAGCGCACACAACAGCTTTTAGACCTGGGCATTGATAATGTTCAATCAGTTATAAAAACGCCAATAGAGGCAGGAATTGACCAATTATGGCAGTATAAAATCCACGTTCACCCAAAGTGCAAAAATATTTGGAATGAATTCAATAATTATGTATTCGATACGGACAACATCGGCAACACACTTAATCGTCCGAAAGATGAGAACAACCACGCAATGGACGCTTTAAGGTACGCTTGTCGGCAGTATATGGATATGTATGACGGTTCAATGGGTGTTGACTGGGGTAATCAGTACCACATCGCTAGAGAAATGGGGCTTGATATTTAATGCAGAATACAATTTCACAAGAACATCGCTTTGATTTAGAAGCTAATCGGCAATATCAAGTTCCAATTAGCTTTTTTGATTCGATTAAAGATAATCCAATGCAGCTATATGAAACAGCGTATAAGTTCATTCGGCATCACATTGACCGACAGGTACCACGCTTAAAGGAATTAATGAAGTATTATCTTGCTGACACTAAGATTAAGAGCTGGGCTGGGTCACCTAATCCAGATAACGCTCATAATCGTGTGTCAACAGGATTTGCACGTTATATTACTAATATCCGTGTAGGATACTTTATGGGTAACGATGTGCAGTACAAGATTGTAACTGACGATGATAGCGAGAAGCAGTTGTCTAAAACGTTAGATGACTTGATAACGCACTATAATGACAGCTCAAATACACCTTACATTGACGAAATGCTAAAAAAAGACTTGTCAATCACTGGGCGTGCATATGATCTAGTCTACGTTAATGCTGGTGAAACAACGCTTAACTTAGCAAAAGTTGACCCTACGACATGTTTTGTTGTTTATGATGATTCAATCAAAGCTCAGCCATTGTTTGCTGTTCGTTATTATCAAACTGGTGTTTTAGATGAGCTGCTACAAGAAAACTACGAAATTTACACCGATTCGATGATTTATCGTTATCATTCAGATGGTGGATTACCACAAACTAACTCGCCTGTTAATAATGCAGTGTTAGATAGTGCAGAACCACACTTCTTTGAACGTGTACCACTAACTGAATATAAGAACAACGATGAGCGCATTGGTGATTGGTAGCCTGAAATTGACCAGATGGACGCCTTAGATAAGGCAATCTCTACGATGACAAACTTTCA